CTTACGATAATCGTTTAATTCTTTAATGATGTAAGGATGATTATCCTTCTTGTTGCTGGGCGGCATCTGACCTTGCTCAATCATCAAGATGAAACGCTTAACCTGCGCACTATCAATCGCAGAGTCTTTCCACAGACCTTGAGACTCGCCAAACTCCATCAACTCCATCACCTTTTGACGAACGAGTGGATCTTGAGGATTGCCTAACAGACCCATTTGGAACGCGTTCACAATCTCTTGGCGACGCATACTCGTGGATGTAGGTACGGTGCTTCCTCTTACAACACGAACATCTGCTTTCTTAGGTAGGTCCTCGCTTGAGTACTCCCGCATGATGATGTCTGCCGTAGCGTTCTTTTGCGCTAGTTTACGGGGCGTTTTAAAGTACTTGGCGGCGAACTTGAGCATGAGTCCACCCATTTTGGCGTAGCTATGCTCGTGCTGCTCGATTTCGACTCCGACTCGTGTTTCGTCCTGCTCCAACAACAACTGCATTCCCACAGCCGGGATTCCAGCACTTGGTAACTGTCCTCTAGAGACTTCGGAGAGACCGAAGATTTCATAAATGCTTTTCATAAGCAGGTATCACCGGGATTTGGACGGCGTGCGGTTCGGCGGCGTTTGGCACCGGGTCGAACTCGATAACTTCCCCTGATTGGTCATCCAAAGCCTCTGGATGAAGTCCATGGCCGCGGGCAGCGATATACTTTCCAGCCAACAATCTATTAACCCATTGGGCTCTTCGGGTGAGCGTGCGGTTATATTGATCCTGTAGTGGCCGGGCATGTGTGATTGTGGCCTCAGAGTAGTACTTTCCAGCGACCATGACGTCATCAAACTTAGCAAACGGTATCTCACCGACGGCGAGTTCTGAATCCTTAAGGATGACCCCGTTAGCCACAATAACGTGTCGCCCGTTCGGATGTTTTTTGCTTCGCTTTTCATAGTAGCTTAATTCTATCGCAGCATTCTCCATCTGCAGTTGCGTACTAGCACTAGCCACACCCGTATTGCTTATGCTTTGAATCCTTTGTTCGTACTGCACACTGAGTAACCACGCGCCCTCTTCTTTAACTAGAGCGCCTCGTTCTGGATACCGCGTCTTAAAGTAATCAAGCTTACGAACTTTGGCCTGAACCAACCATTGCGCATCGTCTAGGGTTTGAGCCAAGGGATCGGGTAGGATCTCGAATGCGCTAACTGCTTCGACGACGACTTTGCCTTCGTACCCCATAATCTCGCCAGACATCGGGTCTGTAAGCGGCTCACCTAGTTCGTCATCAAAGCTAACCTTCATGTACGCGTGACCGCATTGCTGTAGCCACATAGTAAGTAGTAGACGCTTTACGTTAACGTCGCAGTCATCCCAAAGACCGAGCAGTACCTCCAGGCCCAGCCGCGCCGCTTCTTTCGCATCATTGGAATTATCCTCTGGTCGAACTTCAAACCGAGGCATGTTCTTACACAGTCTTGCCTGTCGATTCTGTACTGCAGGCATGATGATGTTTTCAAATACACGATTGCGCCTAAGGCCAGTAACAGCGCCCCCAGTAGTACTGACAAACCTTCGTTGGTTCGTGTCATAGTACACAGAGTCAAAGCCACAAAAGTACGCTGTATTAGTTAACCAAGTACCTTCGTGAGCTATTCGATTGGCTGCGGTGCGAGTCTCGTCTACGCGTTTCTTAACGTAGCTTGCTAGCTTAATTTCGTCTGGAGATTGTTCCTGAGCATTGCGTGGGGCCTGGCCTTCGCCATCACCACCACCAAGTCGAGATGCGATGTTCTTGAAGATGCTCATCCAAGTATTCTATCAAAGTCTTCCATGGGTGGCTCTACACGCATTACTGGTTGTCTAGGTGGCGGCGGATTCTTCGCTTGCTCGAAGTGCGAAATATCGCGAGCCATAAGCCTATCAACCAAAGCCTTTGTCTGTGCCCCAAAGAACCATGATTGATAAACGAGTAAACCGATGAGCGCCGCTTCACTAAGTAAGAAGCCAAGTAAGAGCATATTAAGTCCATCCATTCAGGACTTCTTTGCTTCTTTCTGAAACTTAGCCAACTCCATTGGCTCCATCGTGTGTGATGACTGCATGCTGGCCTTTACTTGCTCTGACTTACCAGACTCACAAACGATCACTCCGCGATGTACAAAGTACCCAGCAGCATCAAAGCCCTTTAGGTTCTGGCGATTAAAGTGCTCAATCACATCGCGAGTTGCTTCAACCAACGGAAGCGGATCGCCCGCTTCTTGAGCGACCATGAGTGCGATTTGCACATCGTCGTTGAACTTTTCTATCTTATTAAAGTTCCTCTTCGCGCTCTCGCGTTCCTTGCTGAAGTTTTCTGCGGTACCAAGACTCGTAGCTTGGGTCTGTTGGGTGTGGCTGTTCATTCTTTCTCCTTATCGGTACTGGATAGTGGACAATATCTTCTATGCTAGCAAGTGCATCTAGTAAATCATCGTACGCACCACGCGGGAACTGAGCTAACTCTAGCTCCAAGTCATACAACCCACCAGGTAAGTATAGCGTCCCCCACTCGAATCTAGGAACCAATTGCAGTATGCGCATCTGCTTTGTCTTGTCGGGGCCGCGTTTAACTCCAGTAACAGGCAACGGCACACCGCGTCTTCGAGCCTCCTCCATCGCAAAGTGTATGATGCTGCGTTGGAAGGCCACGTCTTCGATACCTATTACAGAGGGCTTCCACTTGTCATAAACGTCAAAGCACATCTGAATGATTTGAGATGGGTTAATGCGCTGCCGTTGAGCGATTCGTACGTACCAGTTCCTTTGAACATCAACTGATACGATAATAAGGGCGGTGTAATCATGATGCTTCGACTCCCCAATCGCTGGGTCTATAAAAGCAAACGTCAGTACGTGTTCGGGAACCTCGGCTCCGTATCGAAGCCAGGACCTCTTAAACGTCTGGTCATCACTTGGAATTACCTCGTTGAGATACTGATTCGCAAAAAGGTAAGACCCCATGGTTCTCTTAGCTTGAGAGAGAAACTCATGGCTCAGACGCTCTGGAAAAAGTAAGGAGCCATCCTCTAAGATGGCCTTCTTATATACGTAGTCCCACTTCAATTACGAGCCGAGCGTATTGAATCCTGGGTTGGTCAGCCCTTTGAGAATCATCGCGACTCCCGTAGCTCCTTGAGCACTGAGGTAGAACCGTACCGGGCCGTCCATGGTCACGGCCTCGTTCACACCTAGGATGTACCCCACCGAATACCCAGCGACCAAAGAAGCTCCAGCCATCGTGCTTCCGTTCAATGCGGGCTGCAGGATAAGTGTCGACCCACTGAAGTACTTAACAACGATGTTGGTCTGGCGGGCGGTGATGTCTATGAACTGCGCTAACGTAGCCCCAGGACCGACCGTGACCTGGGTTGTATCAATTCCAAAAATATCTGTGTTTGATGAGCTCATTTAATCTCCCCTAAGATTGGACCGCCCTTTTTGTATCCCCGAACGGACATAATAATATCAGCGGCAATCTCCCAATTGTAACCCGGAAACAATCTGTGCGCTTCTAACAGAAATTCCTGCGGCGTGTACGTGCGTAAGTGCGGCAGCCCACAAGGCCTGTCCCAGTTCTTCTCTTGCACATCGTAAGTATAACGCGGGGTGCTCATATGCACATAGTCAGGCCACTCACCACAATGCCTAAGGCACTCGATGACTAGATCGTCCGTACTAGGTAGGTGCTCAATAATCTCATGAGCCAAGAATATCTTAGGACAGCTGATTAGATTCCCAGGCTCTGTGTACTTCACTCTTTGAATTAGCGGTGCGGCAAGGCTTGCGGCCACTCGATCCATGGCAACGGGGTTGTACGTGAACGTATAGCCCGCTTCTTCGAGTCCTATGGGCACCCAATACTCACCTGGGCCAACGTCTACAATGTGTGGGTAAATCTTTTGCGCATTGAGTAAGCCGACTTCTTTAGCCAGAGCCTTACCACGCAGCAGGTGATGAATATTATTCTTCGCACCCTCGACCGTGACGTCTTGGTCGAGCTCTGCGGACATGTATGCGTGTGGGGTGATAAGAGCAGCCCGTATGCGTCGTTTAAGGTCTTCAATTTCTGGAAGTTTGTGATCTCTGTACAGTCCGGGCATTTGCTCAAGAACCACCAATGCTCGTTCCACTTCATCAAACCGCACGAGCTCGAGAGCCGCATCGATGAAACCTTGCGATTTGAGCGCATAATCAGTTCTCTCGGGTTGGGGAATAACTTGGTTAATCGTGTTTGGCATCGTTTTTCGCTAGATTAAAGAAATAGTCTTTCGTGGCAACTTGCTTGGTTATGGACAGCGTCGTTTTATCGGCCTTCTTTCGGTCTGGGGTAACAGTCATCACCCACCCGAGCTTGAGCAATTTATCTATTAGGGGCGCTTCTTTCATTATTTACTTCCGTCTTTAGAATGTGACCTATCAAGTCCAGTTCTGAGTACCTTGTACCAATAACTACAAGCGTTCCACCAGGGTCAAGAAGACTCGTATAATACCGATAGTGGTCTATCACCTGGTCTGCTAGTTCAGGCTTAAGAGAGTTAATGGGCGAGTTCAAATCGTCTGCGATGATTAGGTCAAAGTGACTTCCAGTCTTACCCGCTCCGATACCACTACTAGTAATCGTTGGCTCTTTCTTCGGAACGGTGCGGCTAGAGATAATCATCTCGGTTTGGTTATCTAACTCTAAAGCCCAGCCAGGGAACACAGCTTGGAATAACTCCCCTTTGATATGCGCTTTGATTTCCCTAAGTGAGTTCTTACTGAGTGTCCACAGCTCTGAGTCTATGAGTATTCGTATATTAGGATTGTTGATTATCTTCCAAATTGGATAGGCAACTACGGCTAAACTCGTCTTGAACGTGCCCCGAGGCATAACGATAAGCTTCCTAATGCTCGGAGCTTCTAGCACTTCAATGCACTCCCCATGAGTGCGTAGGTTCATATCCTTATAGCCACATAACCAACGGGCCGTGAGAGCAAGTGAGCTTTGATACACGAGTTGTTCGGCTGCTATATCGGTTAGCTCGTCAGAAGTCCCTATCGTCTTCTTCTGGGTGCGAGATGAGGAGGAGGAGCTTTTTGATGTCCCTTTGTATTTCTTCAATCATGCTCCTAATAGGCGGAACCACAGCGTCTAGGTGCTTATGCGTAACATAGTCTTTAGCTAATTCCTTCTGCTCTACGTCGATACTATCTACTCGCTTTTCGATGTCTTGGACTCTGGTTCTAAGGACTCCGTAAGCAACCCCGACGGCGACTGCACTACTTCCAATGGAATAGAGGATTTCTTCTGCCAGCATGCGCGCTCCTCGAGTAATTGCTCTAGCCTATGCAACCTAGCCCTTGCGGCCTCAGACCTATCAATAACCTCTATTAACTGAGCCTCATCGACATGGTCTTTATATCCGTACTTACGGAATCTGCATTTACCCACGAATATCCAACTTACAGGATTGAACCCTTTGATCTTACCCATCATGCCGGCAAGACCAATGGTCTCCCATTGATTTAGGCCTTTAAGTTCACCTACAGATTTAGCTTGTTGGAAGTCTTCGTGTGTCTCTAACCAATTATAGAGTGTTTGATGGCAAACACCTACAACGCCCCCGAACGCATCAAAGGATTTACCGGTGGCCATGTGGGTTATCAGCTCCTGGCAGAATTCCTTTTTGTACTTCGTTGGGGTCGCCATTTTATAGTGTCTATGATGCGTTATCTTTTAAACTCGTGACCACACTCTGGGCACTTGATGCTTTTGGTTTTATTATCAATTCTATCAGCCGCTTCGACTTCGAACCCCTTTATTCCAAGTGATGTTATGTCCAGTTCTGGCCCATAGGTCACGATATCTAGGTTTATTCCCGCCATGTCCATTCTTGAGCGCTTTGCTATGGCGTTATCAAAGACTCCAAAACCAAAATCTACTTCTGCTGGTCCAAAGGACTTAAAATGCACGGGAACTTGTTTTAGGCCTACGATTTTGGCTGCGGCTAATCTTGCATGCCCGGCCTTTATCAATCCTGTTTCTTTGGAGACAACTATAGGACTTCCGGTCCATCCATAGAGCTGCATGCCAATGGCTAGGTCATTAATTTGATCTTCAGGATGAGTGTTTCGATTTAGTGGGTCTGGTTTGATAGATTCAATTGGAACCCATTCGATTTGCCATTGATGTTCTGGCTTGGTTGCTTTTTTCTTCTTCATACTGGCTTATACTAATGGATTGGGGGTCTTGATGCCTAACATAGATGAACGCGATGCATTGAACGTAAAGAAGTCACTCTCTCCCTTGTCTGACACGGACAAATTGAAGCTGCAACGCTACGAGCTAGCGCAGAAGGTGGCAAGCAATGAACCGAGTGGTTTATTGAACAAGAAGCTACCAAATTTGCGGCTATTCGGAGACAGGTAGATGTCTCGTATTCAAAC